GCGGAAGCTGACCCAGAGGTTCGTGCAGATGACTCTAGCGACTACGAAAGTAGTTACGATGAGCCACAGGCCGAAGAATCCGATGTAAGTGCGGAAGAAGCTGAATACCAGGAAGAAGTTGTAGAAGAAGCTCCTAAGTACCGAGTCAAAGTAAATGGCGAGGAATTAGAAGTAAGTCTAGACGAACTTTTGAATGGTTACAGTAGGACTGCTGACTATCAGAAAAAGACTCAATCTTTAGCGGAACAACGCAAAGCTGTAGAAGCAGAGCGTGTAAAGATTGATGAAGCAGCAAAGACTAGAGATACTTACGCACAACGACTCCAAGTTATCGAGCAATTGTTGAGCCAACAGGATTCCAGCGAGAACTTGCAAGAACTCAAGGAAACAGATCCTATTGCTTATGCAATTAAGGTAGCAGAGCGTAGCGAAAGGGAAAAGCAATTACAAGCCGTTCAAGCGGAGCGTATGCGTGTTCAACAAGAACAACAGGCTTTACAAGGACAGCAGTTGCAACGCCATATCCAGCATGAACAAGCGAAGCTAATGGAGATCATTCCTGAGTTTAAGGATGATGCCAAGGCTGAAGTAGTCCGTAGAGATATTCGTAATTATGCGAAATCTATTGGCTTCTCAGATCAAGAGCTTTCACAAGTTTATGATAGTCGTGCTGTACAAACGCTCTATAAAGCTATGCAGTATGAGAAGCTCGTAGCTGGCAAGGCTGGCGCTACTAAAAAGGTGGCCTCTGCTCCTAAGACTCTCAAACCTGGAACTACTCATCCGCAGAGTTCCGAACAAGAAGCAAAGAAAAAAGAGTTTGCTCGTTTAAAACAAACAGGCAGTAAGAACGATGCAGCTCGCTTATTTGAACGATTTTTATAATTTAAAGGAATTAAATCATGGCTATTTATAATCGCTACGACGCAGTTGGCGCTCGTGAAGATCTCTCCGATGTTATCTATAACATCTCTCCTACAGATACCCCAATCATGTCATCTATTGGCAAGACTAAGGCTACTGGTGTTTACCATGAGTGGCAAACTGATGCTTTGGCTGCTTCTACTACTGCTAACGCTTTAGTTGAAGGTGCTGATGCTACTGCTGCTGACCTATCACCAACAACTCGTATTGGTAACTACACACAAATCGTGGGTAAGACAATTCAAGTTTCTGGTACTTTGGAAGCAGTTGATAAAGCTGGTCGTAAGTCTGAAAAGGCTTATCAATTGGCTAAGGCTTCTTCTGAGATCAAGCGTGATATTGAAACAATCATCACAGCTAATCAAGGTCAAGCTACTGGTTCAAGCAACTCTACAGCCCGTAAAATGGGTTCTTTGTTGTCTTACATCAAGACCAACACAAGCAAGAATGGTACTTCTGTAACTGGTGTTGATCCAACTACTGTTGGTGTTTCTACTCGTACAGATGGCACAACTCGTACTTTCACAGAAGCAATGCTCAAAGATGTAGTAGCTAAAGTATTTACATCTGGTGGCACACCTTCAACATTGTTTGTTAGCCCAGCTCTCAAGCAAGTTGTTTCTGGCTTCTCTGGTCTTGCTGCGCAGCGTTACCAAGTTCCAACAAGCGGTCAAGCAACAATCCTAGCTGGCGCTGATCTCTATCAGTCCGACTTCGGTGTATTGCAGATCGTTCCAAATCGTTTCATGCGTACTCGTGATGCTCTCATACTCGATCCTGAGTATGCAGCATTGGCTTACCTCCGCCCATTCCAAACTATCGAACTGGCTAAAGCTGGCGATAGCGACAAGACTCAAATCTTGGCAGAATTGACCTTGGAAGTTAAGAACGAAGCTGCTCATGGCGGTATTTTCGATCTGACTGCTTGATAGTAATGTAGAATAAGGGGGTTGGGAAACTTACCCCCTTTTCTAGGAGATGTTATGTCTGATCTCGGTAAACGAGGTAATTTAGGTTCAGTAGACGGAGTAATTAAGACAGCTCATGCAGATGGCGCTGGTGGCTTAATTATTCAATCTGAAACGGATTTATCTGATTTTGTGAATCATACGCAAAAACAGTTTAATGAGAGAAGCGGTAAGACGGGATGGGGAGATGCTCCTTTAGATCCCAGAAACAAGATTGCAGAGTTACCTCCAATGATTATCGAGGATCTCAATAAGATGGGAATCATGCGTGGCTATCACATCGTAGATCCTAAAGGTTTGGCAAAATGGCTCAATAACCCAGAGAATAGAGTGTTCCGCACTCGTGGGGGCAATGTATGAGAGTCGGAATTTGCATCCCAGCTAGGGGATTAATGGAAGTAAATACTGCGTTTGACCTGGCAATTATGGTCGGACACTTAGCAGCAAACACAAAACACAAGGTAAATGTATACACATCGCAAGGTACGCTGATCTTTGACCAGCGCAATAGCCTTGTTAAGACAGCAGTCGCAGAAGGGTGCGACTACATTCTGTTTATTGATGCAGATATGCGTTTCCCAAAAGATACATTTGAACGCCTTTTAAAGGCCAACAAAGATATAATAGGCGTTAATGCTACTACCAGAATGATGCCTCCGAAGCCTACGGCTAGGAACATTCAGATCAATGAGGATGGTAGCGTAGATTGGTTAGAGGTTTACTCTAATAAAGAAAAAGGCATTGGGAAAGTAGATGCTATTGGGTGCGGAGTCATGCTTATTAAGACTTCATGCTTAAAGAACATTCCACAGCCTTATTTCTACTTTGAGCAATTGCTTAAAGGGAAGTTGTTGGGTGAGGATATTTATTTCTGTATTAAGGCGAAGGATGCTGGAATACAAACATGGGTAGATCATGACTTATCTATGGAGATAGGCCATGTTGGATCATACATCTACGGATGGGATGATATTAAGGATTAAGGGCATATATGGCGTATACATCGTATTCTGACTTGCAGACTTCAGTCGCAAATTACTTAGGTCGAAGTGATCTGACTACTGTAATTCCTGACTTTATTCGCTTTGCAGAAACTCGTCTTGCTAGGGAGTTACGCACTCGTAAAATGCTGAAATCGGCTACTGCAAGCATGACTGCTGGAGATGCACGAGTAGCGTTACCTACAGATTTCCTGGAGGTTCGTGATCTGTATACACAGGGTAATCCTCGTATGCCAGTTACTTATATGAGTCCTAGCGCCTTCACAAGAGATGCTAGAGCTGATGAGTCTGGACTTCCAGTTTTTTATACTGTTCTATCTGCCGAGTTTCAGTTTGCTCCTATGCCTGATACTGGCTATGTGTTGGAGATCCTTTACTATGCACAGCCTCCTGTACTTTCTGGATCTAATAGCTCCAATGTGTTTCTTGCTAACTATCCTGATGCTCTACTGTATGGCGCATTACTTGAAGCAGAGCCATACTTAATTAACGATGCTCGCTCACAGACTTGGGCTACTTTGTACGATAGAGCTATTAAGAATATTCAAGACTCAGATCAAAACTCAGAGTATTCGGGTATACCCCTACAAATGCGTATTACTTCACGATAAGGAATAAAAATGGCTGAAATATCAAACTACCTCGAAAATGCGTTAATTAACGCTACTTTGAGAAACACATCATACACATCGCCAGCAGCCGTATATATCAGTCTGCACACAGCAGATCCTACTGATGCTGGCACAGGCACAGAAGTTAGTGGTGGTTCATACATTCGCCAGGCGGCTACTTTTGGCGCACCTTCTAATGGCGTATCTACAACTACTGCCGATATATCTTACCCACAAGCTACCGCAAGTTATGGCACAGTAGGCTGGATTGGCATTTGGGATGCACAGACTACCGGCAATATGCTATATCACACCGCATTAGATACATCTAAAGCAATTGATACAGGCGATATTTTCAAGATTGCAGCAGGTAGCCTGACCGTCACTTTGGCGTAATGAACGATGCCAGCCGATTATTGTGGCCCATTCACAATAGATGACATTGATCTTTTTGGCACACTAGAGCAGATAAATGTTAGCTTTGATGACCCAATTTGGAACTCAGCAGATACCTGTATCCGTTACGCTGATGGCGCTATTGCTGGAACTGGTAATGTAAACGCAGAGGCTATTAGAACAAGAACCGTAACAGGTGCAATAAACGCAACAGGAACAGTTAATGCGGTATATGAGCGTATAAGAATATTTACAGGCTCTATAACAGGGTCAGGAACGGTTGTTGCAGATGCGGTAAGGATACGCACTAGCGTTGGTCAAATAAACGGCACAGCAACGGTTACAGCCCTTGGCGGGGTTGAATATAGTGGTGTTGCATTTGTAAACGGCATAGCTACAGTAAATGCACAAGCAATAGCGGTTTATTCTGCGATTGGCTCTATAAACGGTAACGCTACAGTTGTTTGTTTAGGTCGCATACTAGGCGAAGAGTGGTCTGACGAAACGCCAGGCTCAGAAAGCTGGACTCCGATTAGTGCAGAAAGCACAACTTGGACAGATAAATCTATTGGGAATCAGACATGGCAATAAGTAGAATTTCGTTTGGTGAGTGGACTCCTGACCAGCCAGGACTCACAAATGGCTTACAAAGAGCTGAAAATGTGTTCCCTAAAGCAACAGGCTATGGGGCTATTAACGCTGCCGTAAACTATTCGGCTGATGCTTCTGAAACACTAAACAATGTAGTGGCTGCTCGTATAACAGCGACAGGCGTAACTGCCGTATTTGCTGGCGGTGCTACAAAGCTATTTAAGCTAGATGCTGCTGATCTATCTTTGGACAATGTATCTAAGGCGAGCAGAACGATTACTACTGTAGCTCGTACTACAAATGTAGTAACAATTACAACTTCTGTAGCTCATGGCTTTTCTAGCGGTGATACTGTAACTATTGCAGCAGTAACAAATACAGGGCTAAATGGCACTTTTACTGTAGATACTGTTCCAACAACAACTACATTTACCTATGCTCAAACTGGTACAAATATACCAAGCGGAGCGGATACAGGATCGGTTACTTTTGCTTATGTAACTCCATCCCAGCAAAGATGGCGTTTTACTCAGTTTGGTAATGTCCTAATTGCAGCCAATGGCGGTAATCGTCTGCAAGGCTACAATGTTAATAGTTCTTCAAACTTTAGCGATCTTGCTGCTGATGCTCCACAAGCACGATATGTAACGATTGTGCGTGATTTTGTAGTATCTGGGTATATCAACGAATCAACCATTAGAGCTAATCGAGTTCAATGGTCTGCGCTTGGAGATGAGTCTAGCTGGACTAATTCAGCGACTACACAAGCAGATTATCAGGATATTCCAGATGGCGGTGCAGTAGTCGGCATTACTGGCGGTGAGTTTGGCCTAGTATTTATGGATCGCTCAATCCATCGTATGTCTTATGTTGGAAGCCCATTAGTATTCCAGTTTGACAATATCAGCCGTAATCAAGGCTGTTATGAGGCTAATTCGATCATTCAGTATGGCGGTACATCGTTCTTCTTGTCTGATGATGGCTTCTACGCTTGTAATGGTCAAGAAATCATGCCTATCGGCAATGAAAAAGTAAATCGCTATTTCTTCTCAGATGTAGATGAAGGCACATTAAACCTAATGTCTGCTGCCATAGATCCAGCTCGCAAGCTAGTTATTTGGGCTTATGCCTCTAAATCGTCTGCTACTGTAGATAAATTGCTTATCTATAACTATCAGGTCGGAAGATGGTCTGCTGGGACTACAGATGTAAATAGAGTCGCTACATCCTCTACCCCTTCTTTCACTTTAGAAGGATTAGATGTATTTGGCGATTTAGAAACAATTACAACTACATTTGATAGCCGTATCTGGCTTGGTGGGAAGATGCAGTTTGCTGGCTTACATAATGCCAAAATTGTTACTTTCTCTGGCGCTAATAATACGGCCTATATTGAAACTGGCGATATTGAAGTGCCAGGTGGCACATCCTCAATCACAATGGCAAAACCAATTGTAGATAATGGATCAGGCAATGTTGCTTTACTATCTCGCAGACTGCTAAATGAGCCTACAGAATTTGGCGCTCAGACAGTCGCAGATGCAGAAAATCGTGTAAGTATTCGTGGCGTAGGTAGATACCATAGGCTACAATTAACACCTACAGGAAACTGGAAAACAACAGTAGGCGTTGATATTGAATTAAATGGACTAGGATCTAGATAATGTTTAGAGTTTTGCCCCCCTTTGGCGGAGATCAGCGAGCAGTCGCAGAAATCGTCAATGGTATTATGAACGGCAAGACTAATAATACTGGCTTAGTTACATTAGCAACAGGCAACGCAACATCTACAACAATCACAGATGCTCGTATTGGCATAGATAGCACTATCTTGCTAATCCCATCTTCTGATGCTGCCGAAACAGATGCAGCGCCTTACGGATGCTTTTCAAACAATACAGACCAGCTATCTCCTAGCGTTGGATCTACTGCGGTAGTTGTGTTTGATACAACAGAAAAAGCTAGTAGTGTTTATTTGGCAAGCGATTCTAGGTTATATGTAAGAAATTATGGAATTTACAATGTCCAGTTTTCTTTGCAGTTAGTAAACAGCGCAAATAGTATTGAATATGCAGATGCTTGGTTCAGAATAAATGGCGTAGATGTTCCTAGATCATCTAGTCGATTTGGCTTGCCAGTAAGAAAAGGCGCTGGGCAACCCAGTCATGTTATTGGCACAGTAAACACATTTCTAGAGCTACAAGCTGGCGATTATGTAGAGATTGCTGGAACTACATCTAGCACATCTGTATCGCTAGAGCATTATCCAGCAGATACGGGGATTCCAAGCCCAGCAATACCAGCCGTAATTGCAACTGTTCAATATATCGCACCATTATCGTTTTCTAATGTATATATCAGCTCTCAAACAAATGGAAGCGCAGTAGTAAGTCATTTTTCTAATGACACAGCAAACAAAACTTATAAATATGTAATCGTAGGATAAAGGAAAGAACATGGCAACAACTACCACTACCTCATCAATAGATCCAACACTAGCTCCGTATCTAGTTACTGGTTTAGAGAGAGCGCAGAATCTATTTCTGACAGGAACTCAGCCTAC